CCACAGCTTCGACCGCTTCAAAAAGTCGATTGCGGTGTCCTCGAGCGCGGATTCGGCCTGCGGCGCGGAGCATTTCTCCAGCTGCTCGAGAACGTCCTCAGTGAGGTCAGAAAGCTCCGCCATCGCGCGCCTCCGGTGAAGTCGTGGTGGTCGCTGGAGGGTTTGACTTCGGCGCGTGCGGATCCGAGGACTTGTCAGCGCGCAGCTTCAGACCAAGGCGATTGAGGAACCGCTGGTAGGAAGCCTCTGAGGCCTCGGCATCAAATGCGTCAGTAGCCTTCATCTTCGCCCGGTGCACGATGTAATCGTGGATGGCCGTGCTGTAGATGTCGTCGACGGAAATCACGGAATCGGACGTTCCGCCATTCACCCCGACCATGGTCGCGTCCGTTGGCGCCACCTGCATGTGCGCCTCAACCTTGCGCGTCGGCGTGCCGGTACCTGGCGGCGTAGATGGCCGCGGGTAGGCGTAGAAACTCCTTGGGCTCTTCCCGTCGTAGGTGTAGTGCCTGATCGAGTCGGCCGGGCTCGACGAATGCCAGTCGGGCTTGCAGCGATCGAGCTCGCCATGGTCTGCAAGGGTGATGGGAAGGCCGGGTGTCAGGCCATCGGTGCCCATGTTGCGCGTGATCTTGACCAGGCGCTGACAAGAGGCCGGAAGCGTCTGCAGCGTGCTCAAGGACGTGAGCGGGATAGCGGCCACTGAAACCGACGAATCCGGCCGCAGGATGGCGATTTCCCGCTGCGCATCGTTCAACCATCCGAGAAGTTCCTCGGAGGTCCAGCGCACACCGTCCGGGTCCACCAGCGTGACCCGGACGGCTGCAACAATGGCCTTGGCGGTGATGCTGGCCAAGTGTTACTCCGGCGAAACCTCTGACGATGGCGCGGACTCTTCATCCTTCGCCGCGGGCGTCTCGGAGTTCTTCTTCGCCAGATCCCAGGCCGCGTCACGCTCGAGGCGCGTCACATCCCGTCCCAGCAGCGACTTCAGCGATACCAGCTTCGGTCGCCCCTGGGCATCGAAATCCGAGCGCTTGAGCTTCGGAATGATGGTCAGGATCTCCACCAGCCGCGCCTTCACATCTTCCGCTGAGATCTCGGGTTCGCTTTCTTCGCCGGCGTCGTCGTCAGCGGCGGGCGGATCTTCGTCAGCATCGAGAATGGATGCGCCGGCGCTGCCCTGATCGTCGACTCCCTGCTTCTGCTCCGGGGGCGGCGGGGGCGGCGGATCATCGCTGACGCGCTCCCATATTTTCCGGTACATGGGCTGCAGCAGCACGCGGGCCTCTTCTTCCGAGACCTCCTGCACATCGCCGGGCCGTTCCCAGACGGTCGTGAACTTCTCGTTAACCCGCGAGGCGCGCTTCTGCGGCTGCAGGCCGATGTATCGAATCTTCACGGTCATGACGTTTTCCTCCGTTAAAGAAAAAGGGGCGCCACCCTGCATTCAGAGCGGCGCCCCGGTTCAGGATCGAGCGGCAACCTTACTTGTTGCCGACGAACTCGTAGTTGAGGACCAGATCCAGCACCAGGTCGGTGACGGCCGCGGTGTTGTTCGTGAGCCTCAGATACGCGTCGCGCTCGAGCAGCAGCGTACCGTTCGCCGGCACCGTGGCGCCACTGCCCTTGCGGGAGGTGGTGCCATTGGTTCCGCCGCTGCCGACGACCAGTGCATCCGCGAGGAAGTCAGGATCGTCAGCAACGCTGTTCGCCAGGTCGAGGTAGCCGCCGCCATCGACGGCCACGAAACCCGCGTCAACCGTGCCGTTGGCGACCGAGCTCTTGGTCTTGAGGACCCAGTGCCAGTCGATGATCCTCGTGCCAGCAGGGATGACGAGGACATCATTCGTCCCGTCCTGAGCGGCATTTCCGGCCGCGACCGTGAAGCGCAGCGTCTTGACGCCCGCATTGCCCCACGAGCCCGCACGGAATCGCTCTGCGTTTGGATTGATGGTTGCCATGTCAGTTCTCCGTTTCCAGGGGTGGGGCCAGATTACGTCGGCGTCGGCGCGTAGGAGTCCAGCGTGCAGACGCCGTAATCCTGCGGGATACCGCTGCTCTGGTCCATGAACTTGAGCTTGGAGGCTCCGAACATGGCAGCCACGGAGATTTCCATGGTGTTGTCGTGGTCGGTCTTCTCCTCGTGCCAGCTCATGTAGTAGTCGCTGTTCTGGTGTCTGCCGTAGACCCATGCCAGCGCCTGCGCGCCCAGCAGCAACGCGCGATCCTGATCCACCGCCGCGGTGGTGTCGGCGATCGTGACGCCGTTCGCCTGGTACGCGCGCACGGTGCTGCCCTGGGTGAAGCGGATGCAGCGGCGCATCTTCTTGATGAGGATGCCATTCCACATGCCGCCAGTTCCCATGAACAGCGGGTGATTGCTCCAGCGGCCGCGCTCCGAGGCGGCTGCCAGGAACGAACGCCAGTTCTGCGAATCCGAGTTCACCATCAGCCAGTACCACTGGCGTGGCGACACGAACAGGCAGTAGAGCGGTTCATCGTCAGCCGCTGGATCCTTCGGCAGCTTGATCGGCGCGAGCGGGAACGGCATTTCGTCCAGCGCGGCGCGCAGCTTGTCGATGTCCTTCAGCTTCAGATAGTCGGTGTTGTCCAGGTCGGCGGCGCTGGTCGCGTCACCGGCGTAGAAGCGCCGGCCGGGCGAGGGCGGGAGCACCGGATTGATCATGATCTCGCTGAAGTCAGCGTCGGTCTCCGATGGGATGATCCAGTCCGCACCGGTCTGGAAGCCGCGGGCGCCGGCCAGATGCACCAGCGTGGTCTGATCGGTGAACTTGCCCCACCATCCGGCGAGGTTCGCAACACCGATCGTGCGCAGGTTGTGCACCGTGCGCTGCTGGGTCATGCGACCGCCCGGGTCAACGCCATGACGAACCTGGTTGATGGAGATATCCATCGACGCGAAGCTCAGGCTCTGCATGTTGCCGGCGAGCTTCTTGTCGCCCATGGTGGGCTTGCCGCCGATGGCGTTGTACAGATCGACGCTGATCTTGTCGCCGCCGCCTTTCGACAGGTCGGTGACGCGCACGATCGGCATGTCTGCGCTTGTCTGGCCGCGAAGCCTGCGCTCCGCGTCGGACTGCTGCGGGGCTGCGCCCACGAGGTTTTTGGAGAAGGATGGTGCTCGCTGCGCAGCGGCGAACGCAGCCACCGAAAAGAGCTTCCGCGCGACCGCATGGCCTGCGGGAATGACAGTCTGTCCCATGTGAATAACTCCTGTAGATGGGCTTTAGCGTCCTGCTGCTGGCGGAATCTATCCCAATCTTGCGAGCAATGCATCAACATCCGCCCCGCTCTCGAACATTTTTTCGAGCTGCGTGGTCGATAGTTGATCCACTCGTGATGCGTCGTTAGAAGCGGGCGGATGCCCGCCAGGCAGGTCTGAGTGAGTCGGTGCGGTGGCACTTGCGGTCGCGGCGGCGGCTGCCGCAGCGGCGCGACTGGCCACTTGCTGGGCTTCGGTCGGACCGGTCTGAACAGGCGCCTCCTTCGGTGCTCCCATGAGGCGACGAACCTCACTGAAGCGTTCCTCAAGAGGCTTCTCTGCCCACACTGGATCTGCACGCAGCACGTCATCGAAGGCGGTTGCCCGCTTCCAGTTGGTCTGATCCGCGTCATCGCGCCACTTCGACAGCACCGGATCCTGATCTATCAGGTCGGTCACTCTCTGCTTGGCATCCTCGACGGGATCTACCTCACTGGCTCCTGCCTTGCGGCGAAGCTCGAGGTTTTCCTTGCGGATTTCGATGATGGCGTTGTTCTGCGCCTCGATCGCATCGACCACCGCGTCAGGGAATTCACCGCGCATCGCAGCGATCTGCTCTGCTGTCAGCGCTCCCTTGATGGATTCTTCCTCGGCCTTTCGCTGTTTCTCGCCACGTTCCATGGCCAATTCGTTCTCGAGCTGTGCGGCGCGCGCGCGGGCGGCCTCCAGCACCGAATACGGAATCGTCCCCTTGCCGTCACGAGCCGCGACAACCGCTGGCTTCTCTTCGACTTGCTCCACCTGCGATGCGGTCTCCGCGGCGGTAGCCGCCGACGCATCCTCCGGAGCCTTTGCAGCTTCGGCTTGCGCCGGAGCAGCCGCTGTGGACTCCGCTTTCGGTGGTGTGAGCGCCTCGACTGCAGCGGCGGCGATCATTTCCTCGGTCGGTATGCTCGCTGCCCCGCTTTCAACGGCACGATCAGCCTCTTCAACCGTCATCGCGCCGGTGGGGTTTGAGACCCGGGTGCGATCTGGGATGTCCAGGCCAAACGCCTTCTCGATGTCCTGATGACTCATGCCCGCGAGCTCGGCTTCCGGCAGAGCTGCGAGCTCTTCCGGCTTTTTGCCTTCCCACTGCATGGAATTGTTCTCAGGCAACAGGTCGAAACTTCCGGCCCCGCTTGCGGCGGTGCCCTTGTCGTCTGCCGCCGTCGCGGCGCTGTCGTTGGTGCTCATGCTGCTTTTCCTCTGTTACTCCACTTCGCAGGAGTTGCGTGGCTGGGTGCCGCCTGGCCCATATCGAAAGGGCGTCGATCAACAGTGCGGTTGCCGATTGAAGCGAGGGCGCTTCGGCAAGGCGTTCGGCCTTGACGAAAAACCCTCATTGGAGATCCAGCGCCGCGGCCCGCGGGAGGACGCGGAGCACGTCCGCAGCCCGATGATTCCACGGACGGCATGCTGCCGCAGCGCTGGACCATTGAAAATGCCATCAGATGCCGCTCATTCCGGCGCCGAGCGCGAGCCGGTCGTCGTGCCGCGGCTCCTCGAGCGCCGCGCCCTTGCGGCCGGCGTCGACGAGATCCTCCTCGCTCGGCTTCTTTGGGGCCGGTGCTGCGGCCTTCTTGCCATCCTTCGACCCGCCGGCAGGAGCCGGGGAAGGCTTCCCGCCGCCAAGCAGCGCTTCGATGGACTGTGCGCGAGTGAGGCCGACCTTCGCAAACGCTCCTTCGGTGTCGGCGCGCAGTTTCGCCGCTTTCGCGCGATCCATGTCTGCCTTCGCTGCTCCCTGCTCGAGCTCGATCTGCTGCGCGAGGTCCTGCAGCTTCTGCTGGCGCTGCTGCGCCTGCACTTGCGCCTGGTACTCGGCAACCTCTTCTGGCGTTGCCTTATCCGGATCGATCTCCGGGGCGGTGCCGATCTGCTTGCGGATGCGCGCGGCGATCTGCTCCTTGTTCGGCAGGTCCGAGGCCATGACCACCAAGTCTGCGAACACGGCCTGCAGTTCCGGCGGCAGGGATTTTGCGAATTCTGTGAGCTGGCGCATCCGATCCTGCTGATAGGTCGGATTCTGAGGTGTCTCGCCCAGCGCCACCTTCCACAGCATGCGCGTGACATCGTTGCGAACGACGACTGCGCCGGTATCCGGATCCTGGACGCGCTGATTGAACGTGACGCTCTTGGCCTGGCTCGGCGCGTTCGCCGGCAGTGATACGGTGGTCTCCTTCGTGCCCATCATTTCCACGACCAGGCGCAGCAACTTGCGACCTACCTCCACGCGCGCGAACTTGTAGTTCGAGTTGATCTTGGCAAGGACCGTGGTGCCCTGCTGGATCAGCATGTCGATCGCAACGCCAGCCTCTGCGCCGGATGTCGCATCGCCCAGCATCGGCGCGTAGACGCCGCCGGCCTGCTGGATGGACTGCTTGGCGTCGGAGTAGATCTGGAATTGCTGCGTGTTGAGGCCCTGATGGTCCTGGATCTGGAACGCCGGCTGGCTGCCGCGCTGCCGGCGATTCGGGTTCAGCTGGATGTAGGCATCAGGCCTGTTCACCTCGTCGGCCGCGGCGTCGTGGTCGACCACCGCATCGCCCTCGGCGATCACGCGCTGCGCGCTCAACTGCCACATCATCTTGGCGCGGCGCGCATTCACCTCGTCCTGCAGCGACTTCATCGCGCGAATCACCCCGTAAGGCGTGCGCGTATCGTCCTCCATGTAGCCCCAGAACGGGACATACGGGAATTCGTTGATGCCATAGGGGCTCGGCGCGTCCGACAGGCGGAACGGGCCCACCCACCACGAAACGCGCATCTTCTGGTAGGTCGCCCAGCGCAGTTCCGCCTCGCCGGTGCCCACCATTGCGATGTGTTCCGCGTTTTGCTTGTCGTACTCGGCGGCCGCGCCATCCGCGGAGATCATCACCAGGCCGCGCGTCGGCACCCGGTACCAGACTTCGTAGGCGCATACGCGCTTGCGCGCGGTGTCGCACCATTCTGCCGAGTCAGCGAACCAGTCGCGCGCGATCAGCCCGTCCTGCAGCATCGGGAACGACGCCGCGAAGCTCTGATAGTCCCAACCTGATGGATTGTTGACCGCATCGTAGACGTACTGCTGCATGCTCGGAGGCACCATCGTCAGGATCGAGTCGAGGTCGTGCCACTTTCGGCGGCACAGCCAGCGCGCATCCTTCAGGAGCCGATCCTTCGCGCGCATGTCCCACCAGATTTCGCGCCGGTCTATCGCCGTAACGCGCAGCGGGTACTCGAAAGGATTCTGCGATCGGGAAACTTCGACCCAGCCAATTCCGGCCTTCACTTCGGACTCGTAGGCGTCGGCGCAGGCCTGGTCGGCGTGCGTGTTGCGCTCGGCCTCGTTGAGCTTGGCCGTCAGGCCATCGGCCTGCTTTGTCGTGAGCCCCTCGGTGGAGCCATCGGCCTTCACAACCCAGTCGGTGCGGGTGCGCGCCTCCATGCCGAGGATCATGTTGACCGTTGGCGCGATCAGGTTGGTGGTGACCACCGGCAGCTTGCGGTCCTCGGCCTTCTGGATGTCCTCGGGGGAGTGCTGGTTGCCGTCGTAGTAGTTGCACTCGAGGTCCGCGCGCTGGCGCCACGACGGCTGCGATCGCATGTCGTCCAGGAACTCTTCGAGTTGCTGCACCGACAGTCCGCCCTTCGGCGCGCGGCTGGCATCAATCGACATCGTGTCGGTTCTGAACATTGCGATCCTTCGCTATCGCAGCCCGCCGCCCCAAACGACCTGTCGTCTGGGGTCCAGTCGCTTCGCGCCGGCCTTCCTCGGTCCGCCCGAAGGATATGCGAAGGTCAGCGCCAATGCATCACCGTCATCCGGCGAGCATCCCTTGCCGAGTCGCTTGATCATGTCGTCCTTCGACTCCAGCTTGGTGCGCGTGCCCACCTCATCGCGCCGCGTGTGCACCCCGGTGAGGTCCGCCTGGATCTCCTCGATGTCCTCAAGCATCACCTGCGGTCGCTCATTGAGCCATTCGCGGATGCGAAACCACATTTCGCAGCGCTTGTTCTGGTGCCGGTCAGGTTCATCCGCGGCCTCACCGAAGAGTACGGGGATAATCCTCGAGCCCCACTGCGTTTCGGACAGGATGTCGTAGATAGGTCCGCCGTTGTTTCCGATGTCGATGTAGATCTCATCGGGCTGTTCGCGCTCGAGCGCCGCGAGGATGCGGCCGATGGACTCCTGCGTGCGCTTGCGCGACCACTTGTCGACGCGCCACGCGACGCGGCCCTGCCGGCACCACAGTCGAAAGCCATCGCCACCGGTGTACGACGGGTCGATGCCCATGCGCTTCGGGCCGATGCCCTCCGGCCGCTTGCCATTCTTGGCGATGTAATCGCTCCATGCCTGGCGCGCGAGGACAACCTTCACCGAGCGGATGAAACTTGTATCTGAGTCGCCCTGGAACGCCTCCTCGACGGTGGCCGGATACTCCTGGCAGAAGGTCGCGCGCCCGGCCTCCTCGTCGCCGCCCTCGGACATCGTGAACTCGGCAATCTTCTTCGACCGCCAGTGCATCTGCTCGATCGACAGGCGATGGACGTGGCGATACTCCATGTCGTCCATGCTCAGCGACTCGGCGAAGTTCGGCGGGACCAGGTGCGTCGGGGTGGCATAGCCCGGGTCCCAGAACCACGGGCAGAAGACCAGCTCGAAGTCCGTGGTGCCCTTGCGGGCTTCCTGCACCGACGCGGCGAAAAAATTCGACGGCCCATTGCCGGTGGACTCGAGCCACACCTCGGTCCCGGGCTCTGTGCCGATTGTCTGCAGCAGTCCAGGCACGATCTGCTTGGCCGCCTGCCAGAAAGCAACCTCCGAGCCGTGGAAAAACTGCACGGTCAGCGAACGACCCGTGTCGCCCACCCTGGCGGTGCCCACTCCGTACTCCGAAGCCAGTCCCGGGAAGGTCAGCTCGTTGGCATTGGAGCGCCCGGTGGCCGGCTTCAAGCGCGGATCCATGTGCAAGTGGATGTCCTTCACGCGCTTAAACAGGTTATTGGTCGCCTTTAGCTCGTGCGTGAGGATGTACGCCTTCTGGCCGCTCTTGCGCGTGACCTTGAAGTACCCGCGGCCGGCGATATAGGTGCTTGCCCCCATCTGCCGGCCCTTGAGCACGATCAGCCGCACGTAGCCGCGCTGCGCCATCTGCCGCTCGGCCAGCTCATGCATGTACAGCTGCGCCCGATTCATTTCCAGTGGCATCAGCCGGCCCGGCTTGTCCCGTATCCGGATGTAATCCCGTGCATAGGCAGGAAATCCGCCCGCGGCGCTCAACTGCAGCGCCTTCACACCGGTATCCACGAACCGCGCCGCAGCAGCCTGCATGCGCGATTCCTCGTCATTCATCGCCGCAGCCGCATCAACAGCCTTTCGGATCGAGTCCCCGACGAGCGAATTGGCGCCCGCCAACTCCTTCAGCTTGCTCGCCTCGCGTTGCCACAGCGAAGTCATGGCCGTCAGTTCCCCACCATCCCAGTCACGTCAAGCCGCAACAGCTCCTCGCGCAGGGATAGCCCGTTCGGACCATGCTCGATGCGCAGTTCAAGCGCCTGGACCGTCCCATTGAGCGTGGCAATGTCCGCCAGCGTGGGGGAATCCGGCCCGTGCCAGCTCTTCAACGCTGCCAGCATCGCCCGTACATCCTCCGGGTGAGCCTCCGAAACCTCCTCCAGGAACCGCACGACCGACATGCCGAGCCGGTGCAGCTCCGGATCGACCCCCTCAAACGTGATCTTGGGACGCATCGCTCATGTTCCCCGTGAAACAACTTCGCCGCGCTCATGCATTCCACGCATAAGGGGCAAGACCTCAAACCCACCGGGAAGCGGCACCACCAAAAAATCATCCGGCAATCCACGAGAAGTAACCGGTACCTCAGATGGGACCCAATCCGTGGAGAGACGGGGGGCCCCATACCTCCTCTCGTGCGCGGGACTCCAGCCGCGGGCACACCCCCCTGGGGGCAGCCGCCCGGGGGCCCCATCACGCCTACCTGCCCGACCGCCCATCGCGCCCTGCCTGCTCATGCCAGCTTCACCCCTCGCGCCTCTGCCTCACGCACCAGCCTTTCATACGAACCGACCTCCGCCGGAATGGGCATCGCCTCATCATCGGCATCGCTTTCTTCCCGGCTGGCGGGCCCGGACGGTTGACCTTGAATGGCGGCGTGCCCAGCCATGCCGGCCTGCACAGCCCTGACGCGCGCCAGATCGGCCAGCGCCAGCCCCTTGCCCGCAGTTGAGTCGATGGCCAGCGCTTGCCGCTGCAGGTCGATCGCCTCCCGCATCGTCTTGACCGAGCTCGACAGGCTCTTGGCCACCGGATCGAGGTAGGCAGCCAGCTCCTTCGGGTTGTGCAAAAGTTCCAGAGCCCGCTCTTTGGCGGCCGCGATGGCCTTCTGGTTGATGTCCACGAGATCCCGACAGGCATCGACGGCTTGCTTGGCCATCGCCCGGTGGCTTTTGAGGACCAGCGCGACCGCAATCGCGTATTGCTCAACCAGCAGATCCTGCTTGGCGATGTCGTTCAGGCTGCGCTCGGTCAGGGGCTCGCCATCCTCCGGCGCCAGCAACTCATGGCCGTCCGGCATGACAGCCCCGAGGTCTCCGTCCTTGCCGCTGGCGGCCAGGGTGCCGGCATCCACGGGCCCGGTGCCGCCATTTACCGCGCGCCGAAGGTCAATCGTGAGGGACGTCACCACGCTCTCTTGCACGGCTTCTGCCATCGCGCGCTGTATCTCTGACCGCAGTGGCCATGAACGCTTGTTGGCCAGCGCGTAGAGCGTGGATCGGACAATCCGGTGCTTGAGGCACAACTCTTCGACGGGCATCACGCCGGACCGATAGTCGACTTCGATGGCTGCAACCTGCTCGGCATCCAGCTGGGAGAGGCTGTACAGGGTCTGCTCGCGGCGGGCGGAAAGGGTGGCGCGGGATTGGTGGCGGGGATTGTTCGCCCGCTTGGAGGCGGCTGCCAGCTGCTCTGTGACCTTCCCGAACTCTTTGGCCACGTACTCGCCACGAGATTGCGGGTCGTCGGTGCCGGGCATGCGCCGGTGCTTCTTGATGCCCGCTGAACGGGTGCGCCGAATTGGTTCTGCTGCCCGCGCAGTTACTGCGGAAGGGAATTCTGGCGGGTCGGATGCGCTGTCGGCGTCTCGCCCCTCCTTATGCATTCCCCTCATAAGCCGGCCCTTGCTGATGCAGAAGCTGCTGAGGGTATTCGTTTCGTGGTGCGGTGTGTAGTCCGGATGGGCGATTGCGCCTCACGGGCTGCTGGTGACCATGGCCTGCTGTCACCCTACCCTTGCCTGCCTTTTCCCCACCCTCTCTGCCCTCTCTGGGGATCAGCGCACCTTTCGGGATTTCCCGGACTTTCCCGTTGTTCCCGGTCCGGTCCGACTGTGCTCTTGCGAGCACACCCGGGCCTGACCTGACCGCGCGCGAGCGTCTCATATCGCTGCCTATGCCTGTCAATACCACTTTTGTTATGAGCTACCCCCATTTCCGTTATGAATTCCTGGACCCTTCATACGTTGCCTTAACCATGACTTCTAATGATCATTACATGACTTCCTGTCACTTGCTGTGTTGACATTCAAGCAAATCTCTAGGAGCATGACTTCCGCACATCAAATTCAGGAGGAATCGCCCCATGATGATCAAAACCCCGAATTCTGTTCCTTCCGCTTCCTCGCCCTCGCTTCGTGAGCTGCTGCGCGCTGAGCTGGCACAAGCTGGCAGCGCTGCCGCTGGTGGATCATCGCCCCTGAACCGTGACCAGATGCTTGCGCTGGCCAAGGCCAATGCCCGGTTTGAGGCCAATGCCCACCGGGCTGTGATTGGCTTCGGCTTGCAGCGCAACGAGGTCACGTGGGAGCTGGAGGCTGGTTGGTGCCCGCAGGCTCATGCCTACCGCATGGGGATGCTGGTGGAGGTGCACGGCTTTGCGCACCCGGATGGTTCGGTCACTCCGGTCAGTGAGGATGCGCGGGTGCCGGCTTGGGCGCACAGCACTGGGTATCGGGTGGCGTCGGATGTTCCGACGGCTGCTGCTGACCCGGAAAAGGCCCGCTCCTGCCTTCT